TCGGCGATCCGGCCGGCGTCGGCGACCTGGGTACGCACGAGCATGTCGAGGTTGGCGCGCCCGCCGGCCAGCGCCCGCGTGATGTCGACGCCGTCCTGTATCGCGAGCAGGGTGACGACGACGGGGTTCGCCAGCAGCGACGCCAGGCCGCGACCGTCGGACGCGACGCCGGCGAAGGCGGCCGGATCGATCGCCGAGACGGCCTCGTCGTCGAGGTCCTGCGCGTCGAGGATGTCGCTCAGGTACGGGTCAGCGCGGCGCGCGACGCCGAGCTGCGAGCCCGAGACGACGGCGGTGAGTTCGGGGATCTGCCGGGCCCACGAGTCGGCGATGTTGCCCGGGTCGACCTGGCCCCACATCTGGCCGGCCACCTCGCCGGCGGCGTCCACGAAGGACTGCCGTTCGGCGTAGTGGTCGAGGGCGACCTCACGCGGCGCCGGCATCGGCGCCGATCAGGCGCTGGTCGGCGAGACCGGTGGCGATCTTACCCATCGGGCTGCGCGCCGCCTCCTCCTCGTCCCACTGCTCCATGCGCTCGATCTGGGCATCGGTGTAACCGAGGTCTTCGCGCGCCTGGCGCTTCGGCGTGATGCCGGCCTGGTGCTTCTTGACTGCCGCGTCGGCGGACGCCGCGACCGTGGGGGTGGCCGCGTCGCGCCACCGCGTCTCCAGGCGCTTCAGGTCGTCGTCCCACTTGCCGGTGGCCACGCGGCGGACCTTGCGCTGCACGCGCTCCCACGGGCCGCTGTAGCAGCGCTGGATCCGCTCGGCGCGCTTGATGAGCCGGGTCTCGGCAACCCGCCCTGCCTCGGCCGAGGCAGGGTTGGTGTGCGAGTAGCCGAGGTAATCCGGCGGCAGCGCGCCGACAGCGGACATCATCTGGGCGATCTCTCGGATGCCCGAGCCGAAGTTGGCCAGCTGCGCCGCGGCGAACTCGAAGGCCTTCGCGTGCTCGTTGGGGATGGCGAGCACCTTGCCCTGGATCATGGCCTGCAGAGTGGTTAGCGAGTTGCCCTGGGGGTCCTTGAACTGCGACGGGTCGGCGCCGAACAACGCCCGCAGAGGGAGGGCGACGAACTCAGCCGCGAGCATCATGTCGGTGGCGAGCTTGCACGCCGCATCCGACAGCGGGATCACGGCGTCAAGCTCGGACCGACCGTGCCGCTCCACCATCGTGTCGCGAGGGTGACGGGTGCCGCTGCGCAGCCGCGGACGGTTGATGAGCGGCTCGATCAGAACCTCGCCCACGCCGTGCGGGTCGCGCTGATCCTCGACCCAACCGCCGTCCCAGTGCGCCCAGATGGTCTCATTGGGCAGGTATAGGGTCGCGTACCGGGCACCGACACCGCCGAGCGGATCCACGTCAGTGACCCGCCGCAGGGCCGAACGCACCATGCGGGTACGCGGGTCGATGTCGGCGTACACCTCGAGCGGGCTCTCGACGGTGATGAGCGGCGTCGACGGGTCGGCCTCGTTGCTGCCGACGCACACATACGCGCGGCGCATCACCAGCGAGTCGACATGGGCCATGGACGCCTGCTCGTCCATGTCGTTGGCCTGCCAGATCCGCCAGATCTCGTCGTCGTCGTCGGTCTCGTCGGGCAGGCGGAAGCCTTCGATGTCGAGGCGCTCCTCGCGCGAGCCAATGACGAGCTGCGGCCAGAACACGATGACCGGGCGGATGCGCGGATGGACCTCGCGCAGGACCTCGGGCTGCATGTACGTGAGCGGCTGCGTGCCCTCGTAGTACCGGTCGTAGGCCTCAAGCTCGGGAATCTCGGCGTCGTGACGCATCGCGAGACGGGTCATCAGGTTCAGCTCGTCCTGCGTCAGCGCCACGACGAGCCTCCCCTCAGAACCGGTACACGGTCACGGTTCGCGACCTGGGCCGCCAGAAGTCCTCGCCACGGGCGAGCGCCTCCAGGCGGGCCGCCCAGGACAAGCAGCCGGCCATCGAGCCGTCGACGTAGAGCGTCGAGTCGGACCGTTCCTTCTCGATCGTCCACAGTGGCGTGTCGTCGTCGTCGAGCAGCTTCAGGTCGTGCCGGCGGGCGTTGGCGATCTGCCGGGCGAAGTCCGGCGAGCCGTTGTTGAGGACCGTGCCGGCCTTCTGGGCGGTCTTGTACGCCCGCATCGCCCGGCCGATGTGCAGCGGCCGGTTGGTGTACCAGTCGATGACCCGCTTCTCGCCGTACTTTCCGCTCCAGCGGGCGGTGTTGGCCTCGAACCGGGGCGGATCGGCGAAGACGAGCACCACGTGCCAGGTCGACACAGCCTCGGCGAGCGCGCCGTCGACCTGCTCGTCGGTGACCTCCCAGTCGTCGACCTCGTGCCCATCAGCGTCCCGCCTGATGTCGGTCGGCTTCTCCCAGAAGGCGATCGGCCACTGCAGGCCGGTCGGGATATGGGTCCCGACAAACCAGCAGGAGTCGCGCCAACGCGCCCCGTCGAAGCCGATCGTGATCGGCTCGCCTTTGGCGATGACCGTTCCCGGGCGGGCGAGGTCCTTGGTCCAGCGCACCGGGTCGAATGCCTGGCGGGCGCTGGCCACCCAGCGGTTGAGCCAGACCCGCTCGAAGTAGCTCTTGTCGGTATCGACGCTGTGATACAGGGACATGATTGAGTCGATGTCCGACCATTTGGCCACGACGGGGCCCGAGGCCTCGACGATGGCGGCGCGCAGACCCTCGTCGGTCTCCAGGTCGTGCGACGGTCCGGCCTCGCGGTGGAAGTAGAAGAACTGGGGGTCACGGGCCTTGCCCTTGGAGATGCGCTCGGCGTAGTCCCGCTCCGACTCGGCGACCGAGCCCTCGCCCGGCACGCCGGCCGTGGTCGTCGACAGCGACCAGGGGTCGGCGATCGGCCGCTTGGGGATGTTCTGGATCATCGTCTGCCAGGCGGCGACCTGCCGCGGCAGCTTGAGGCGGTGCGGCTCGTCGGCGTGCTGGAACGTGGTGCGCGCACCGTCGCGGCTGTCCGGCGCGGTGGCGAGCGCGACCGCCTTGCCGTCGCCGTCGATGCGGCGGATCCGGTCCTGGGTCGCGTCGAACAGGTGCGCGTCGGGTCCCTCGGTGCAGATCACAAACAACGCCGCGTAGGCGAGCTCCTCGGTCTGCTCCTCGGTGTGCGCGATCATCGGGATGTACGGATCGGTCACCGGTCGTCCGACCGGCACCCACATGCGACCCTGCCGCCGCCACCCGTCGGTGCGTATCGGCGCCTCGGGGTGCAGCTCGAGCCACGCGATACCGGCCGCCTTCTCGGTCTTCGCGGTGCCTTTGCGCAGACTGATCGCGACCCGCTTGAACCGCCGGCGACCGGCTTTCGGGTGGTCCCGTGGGTAGACCTCGTACGCCCGGTAGATCAGCGCCCGGAACTCGTCATCGACGATGAATGGCTGACCGCGCAGGTCGCCCGGACCGAAGCAGGCGCCCGCCTCGAGCAGGTCGCACAACGCGGGCCCGAGCGTCGGCCAGGGCTCCTCGTCGAGCGGCGGGACGATGAGCCCCGTCACGTCACACCGCGGTCAGCGCGCGCCGCGGATCCTTGGCCTTCGTCGGTGCGGGGGTGCCGCCCGTCGCCGTGCGGCGCCGAGTGCCCCGCTCCTGCGCCTCGTCGGTGCGCTCGATCTCCCACTGCAGCCGCCGCCGGTCCAGCGGCGTCAGGCCGAAAGACTGCCGCTGCAGGCGGATCTCGGCCGCGAGTTCCTTGCTGGGGCTCCACCAGAACAGGTCGACGAGCGCCGCGAGCAGGAAGAGTCCATGCACGTCCGACTCGTGGAACTCGGGCGCCATCGGCGACGCCCAGATGTCCCGCCACCAATGGATGGTCAGCGAGTGCCAGCCGTAGGGCGATTCCGACGGCGGGAGCTCGGGCGCCTCGACCTTATGGGCCAGCGTCAGCGTTGCCCTGGTCGTCGACTTGTTGCGCCGAGCTGGATTGCGCTTGGGCAGTACGGGCATCGCGCCCTCCGTGATGATGACGGCCTCGCGCCGTCGAGGATGGCACCGACCTCGCGTCGGTCACCGAGAGTTACCAAGAATCAAGATCAAGAAGCTCAGAGATCCGTACGCAGCAAAAGCCCCCTCCCCGGCGGTCCTCAGGCCCGGTGGCTAGGGGGTCCTCCCCCAGGGGTTGGTGACTGTGCGTAGTTTCGTCGCGGTCATCGTCTGTTCCATCCACCTGGTTGACGCTGCGCTGTGCTCTTGCTGTGACACGAGGCGCAGAGTCCACGTCCGTACTGCGGATCGTTCGGGTCAAGACCTAGACGCACGAGTTCGTCGCGTCCATGTGGATGGTGGTCAGCGTGCCTGCTGGGGCGTAGGCACTGGGCACCGTGCCGGCATGCCCGGTCCGTGCATACGCACAGTGGGTCACGTCGCAGCACCTGCTCGGCGAAGCGCTCGTGTCGCGTATCGTAACCGCGCTGTCGCGCGCTACCTCGTTGCTGCTCGGATCTCGCCCTGTGGCCCTTGCACCGGCCACCCGGCACGAGCTCCGGGCAGCCGGTGGTCGAGTTGGTCGAGCAGAGCCGTAGTGCCTTGGGCACCTACTCGGGCGCGGGCTCCGGGTCGACGGGCGGCGGAGTGTCGCTGCCGTCGGCGTCACCGACCTCGGTGTCGAGCGAGGCGAGCGCGGCGGCTGCGGCATCGGCCTTCGCCTTCGCCTCGTCGAAGGCGGCCTGACCGTCGGTGCTGAGGTTCTCGCGCTCGGCGGTCATCGCGACGACGAACGCGCGGAAGTCGTCGGTCAGGTCCTGAACGGCGGCGAGG